CTGTGATTTTTCTGTAGATTCAATGATTGCTTCATTAATTTGATTTTGTATTGCTGAAACCTGTCCATTGCATTGCGCAACGATAGTCTCTGCCTCTTTCAATGAAGCTTGAATAGGAGCCATGTCGGATTGAAGAGCAATAATAGACTCATCTACAATCAACCCATTACTGAACCGATTGATGATTTCTTTCTTCTCGCGATCTGAACTAGACAAAAATGAAGTGTACTTATGTTTAGACAAGATAAAATTAGCATAAATCTCATCTTTAGTTAATCCAATTGTATCAAGAATATACTTGTTATAATCAGCAACAGAAGCTTGACTGATTTCTTCTCTGTCTGTGTCATACGGTCCAGTTTGTTTGATTACCTGGATGTATTGTGGCTGTTTACGGAACAAATGACGATTGATGGTCATTTGTTCATTCAAAGCATCATTAACAAGTGTTGCAGATATAACGGCATCATTCTCACAGTCATTGATGATTTCATCACCATTAACCTTACGCAGTGGGCTTCCTGTCAAAACAATTGCAATTGCTTCTATCAAAGCGGATTTGCCAGAACCATTGGAACCTTGTGAATCATTATCCATATTGTTCCCGAAAATCAAAGTAGTATGATTCTGAGGAATTGTGTAGTCTAAGTTCTTAAACGCACACAAATTGGTAGCTGATATTCTGTTTAATTTCCACATGGTTTAATTGATTTTATCGAGGTATTCTAGCCCCATTTCGACATTGGATATTCCTTTTTCTATGCAATAGTTTGTATATTCTTGCTTAATACCATGTTTATCGTATTTTTTATCTAAAGCATGGTTAGCAATGGCTGTGATTTCTGTTTCAATAGCTACAATTTCTACTTTTGTAGCTCCAGCCTGTAACAATTCTTGCTTATTGACACTGTTGGCTTCAGCTGAAGTGCAATTCACACGGGTTTTAACCTTATAGCGTCCGTCTGCTTTGATTTCATCTAACTGGTTCAACAGATTAGCGTTAACTTGTTTAAGTGTTAAGTCTAACACCTTGTATCTGGTATTGACTTGATTCTTTATAAATTCAATACTGCCATCGTTATAAACGATTGTATATCCTTTTTCTTCGTCTTCACCGAAATTATGTTGTCTGGAAGAACCGATATATTCAATATTGGAATTTTTGATTTTACAGCGATTGTGATAATGTCCCACCAATACAGAATCCCATTTTTTGAATATGTTAGGTGAAAGTTCCTTGTCATTGGAAGTTGACAAAGCACCATTAATACCTTCATGAATATAAAGGATATTATAACAACTCTTGTCAAAATCGTTGGCTTCTATATCAGCCAATTTTTCTTCAAAACTTCCGTTCTCTGGGAAATAACTCATGATGTAAAGAATTACATTGTCGCTTATTTCTATAGCAGAATATATATCCACTACATCTACATTAGGATATTCACTGAACAAATGACTATACCCCATCAAAGATTCTTGGTCAACTTTACAATGATTACCTTCTGCAATGGTAATTACCTTACCGGATGATGTGGCTTTAATGATAGCTTGTCTTACTGCCATCAATGTATTCAAAGTCTGACCAGAACGAGATTGCCATAAATCACCACCTATTACAATGTCAGCAATCTCATACTTTTCACAGATTTGCAAAGCTTCATCCCAATTGGCTTGAAACTCTGAAATGTTGTCTTTTGATACGTGAATATCGTTCAGCAATAAAGCTACTGGAATTTTATTTTTCATAATGATAGAGGATTTAAAAGGCACGTAACCCTTCAATCACGTGCCTTTTGTGATAAACTCAACAAATTATCTTGCTCTGCGGCGTGCAGGGCGTGCGGCTCTACGTTCAGTAGTAGCTGCTGGTTCGTTTGTATCATCGTTATGTTCACCTCTTCTACGTGACGGGCGAGCAGCTTCTTCCTCTTCATCTGGGTCCTCTGGAGCAGGGGTTTCTTCTTCAGCTTCTTCCGGCTGTTTTGGGTCTGGTTCATCAGATGGTTCTTCGGTTTCCGCTGGAGTATCTTTTGCATTTTCCAGTGCATCTTCAATTTCTTCAAGCAGGTCCTTGTTGGTCTTGCCACGAGTAACACGGATATTCAATTCGTTGTCTTCAATGTAACCACGAATGTCATCACGCAATTCTTGACCTTCATCGGTCTTGTCACCTAAGCCACGTTCATTTAACTTTTCCCAACGTTCCCACAAGCTATCCAATTCGTCACCTGTTTCTTCGTTGTTTTCGTCATCTTCGCCACCCTTGCGTTCTTTCTTGTCAAAACTGAAATGAGACTTATCATCAGCAGGAAGTTCCAACTTGATTTTTTCAATGGTGTCGGCAATTTCCTTCGATTCCATGACTGTCATTTCCATCTTGGCATCGTATTGTTTCAAGAATTCAATTGTAGCTTCCAAATGGAAACGAGTATAACGATACATGACTTCCGGCAAACGTGTGGTTTGTAACAATGATTCCAATTCTTCTGGAGTCAATTCATCCACGCCACCGATGGTGTCAATATTGAATGTATAGTTTGTTTTACCGTTTTCTTCCTTACGAGTGATTTCTACAGGGAACGCCTTGTCGATAGAAGAAATAGGACAAGGATATTGACTGTTCTTTTCGAGCAACTTCTTCCAAATAGCAAGCTTACGGTCTTCCAATTCTTTATATTGAGCGAATGAAAGAGTCAACAACTGAATACCTTCAGTACGCTTCTTGTAGTCGAAAATATACATGCAACGCTGTGAGTTCCACTTCAAGCCACCTTCAAAGCCTGTACCCTTAATCTTTTTGATGAGCTTTTCATCGTCACCATACTTAGCTTCAGCCACTTGAATGTATGTATCAATCAAGTCAACAGAAATACCGGCGTATGAAGATTGACATACATTAACGAAGAATTGCTTGTCTTTCTTACCCTTGGATTTTGGATTGTCAATACGCAAAACCTGTGTCTTGATAGGGTATTCATAACCCTTACGGTCAAGTTTGTAACTTCCGTCAGGTTGTTGAGTTGGGGCGATTGGCAAAATACGTACTGGGTATGTGCCAACAGATTCAATACGGAAATGTTTGGTTCGCTGGAAGCTCTTGCTTTCCTCAGCGTTTTTCTGACATGCCTCTTCATAGGTTTCTTGATGGTTCGCGAAGAGATCGAACGGAGTTAATTTCTTTTCTTCCATGTTAAAATGAAATTATTTGTTGAGTTTTGAGAGGGGAAGATTCCACTGGTCGGTATAAGCTCCAGCCCAAAGTTCTTTTGCTTCTGGCATTTTGATTTTATCTTTCGATATAATCTCAATACCCCATTCAGTGCGTACATGATGAATGATACTCTCAATCACTTCATTCATCTCACTTGCTTTTTCATTTTTGAGGTTAAAGTATTCATACTTTTCACCTCCTGGAAGATTACAGACATGGATAGGAGCATAAATCTCTTCAAAATATCTGTATAGGGCATCTACTGGTGGGTGTGTAGGCAATTGGTCTGAAATTGACTTTAATACCACACCAAATAAATACTTCAATTGCGGCAGAGACTTGTTTTTAGTATCGTCCATTATCAATACGGTATAATCACCGTCTTGCAAATTGTCGATTGCTAAATTCAGCTCTTGGGTTGCAGCCTTATCATCTTGAACGATAAGACGAGACTGGCTGTATAACATGATTTTTGAATGAACCTTTGCAAAGATAGGACATATCAATTTAACTACCAAATAAAATTGAATATATTTTCTAAATTAATATGTAATCCATTGAATAACAGAATAATAAAATTGTATAATATATTATATTGATTTCTGTAACTTATGAGTAATATCATTAAACCCATAAATCGGAACATCATTTATATCCACTTCTCTTGTCATAACTACTTCATATAAATGCTGATTGGTGTGTGGAGAATCAAGTCCTCCCAATGTTGGAATATATGGTCCTAACTTAATATAATTGAAATTTTGCAGTTCAATATCAGGAGATAATTCTTTTCTGCCGGAGTACCAACCGATATTTAAGGAAGAGTAATGTTTTTTAAGCCATTTGGCCATTACATTGATTTCAATAGGTTGGGCATCACCTCCCATAAAACATATAGCGGTGATTCCTGGGTTATCAGTGATTAATTGTTTTAAAACCTCCTTGGTTAAAATTGTGCCAATGTTTTCTCGTAGATAAGGAGAGTGGCACCCCTCGCATTGCAAGGGGCAACCACTTATATTTATGGCCAATGTGATTTCGTCAGGTAATTCACGAAATACAATTTGAGTATCAGTATATTTCATATTAATCAATTTGTTTAGAAGAATATACACGTTTGGTTGCTTCAACTTGTCGGTCAGCACCAAAAGCATTAATTGGACGTAAATATCCAATAACTCTAGTATATTGGGTGATTTGAGGACTGCCGCATTTTGGGCACTGGGTTATCGGAGCTTTGACAATATGACCGCAATCTTCACATTTGCTGTTTGGGATATTGTAGGTAAAATAATTGGTACCATTTTGAATAGCAAAATCAATCAAACGCAAATATTGCTGTTTTGACAAATGTTCTTCCAAATTACAATGCAAAGCAGAACCACCATCAGTATATTGATAGGTTTGTTGACCATGTAAGATAAACTTATCCAAAACCGATGTGTTATCATGAGCATTATAGAAGTAAGAATTGTACAAATTCTCATCTTCCGGCACCCAATAGCCATCTTCTTTGTCCCATTGATAATTCTTTCCCCCAAGACCTTCAGCTGGAACGACCTCGGAATTGAACAAAAATGGACGCTTTTTATCATGGATAGAATGAATCTTGTTTTGTTCTTTAATGGTACCAAGAATCAATTGCAAGAATTGAATGTATTCTTGATTATTGCCAACCTCCAACCCTAAGAATCTGGCAGCTTCATTCAGTCCATTGATACCAACTGTACTGTATAACTTGTTGATATAGATATAACCACCGTTGGAAGCAGCAAACATTTTCTTGTCTTCCAAATCATACAACATAGTTTTATAGGCAATGTGATATTTGTAAACACGTTCAAGAATTTCAATCAAATAATCTTTAATGAATGAAGTGTTTTCTTGCCAACCACCGTGAAAACCATAAGCCTTTGCACAGTCTTGGATGATACGATTAATATTCAACGAGATTACATTACAGCTACCAGTCATTACACCGGTCAATCCCGAAGTAGGGCTGAAAGTGTTTTCTGCTAATTCGTTTCTCAATCTGCAACATGAAGCCAAACTATCAGCACTATCACTGATATAGGTAAAGAAACTGTGTCCTTCTGCGTACATTTCAGCACACAATTCCTTGTATTCTTTGTCAATAATATCCTGCCCGTTATGAACCATTGCAAATGTTTCAACAGGGAAGGTCAACACTTGCTTCAGACGGATTTGGTTAAACCATTTCATGAACATTCTTTGCAAGGTGTCAATCGCCTTCCATTCTGGTTTGGTATTATCAGGATAATAAAATTCTCCAAACAAAGACTCGAAATAAGTCTTGTCAT